TTACGAGTTAACAGATGATGAGCGTTTAAACAAGATCCGTGAGTGGAATAATCGTAACATATGGAACGATCCATCACTTATAGGTGAAGATAAATTAATAAAAGGATATTACCGTGGAACATGATCAGACCGAAGAAAAAGATATAGTAGAAGAATCAGTACATATAATGCATATTGCACTACCCATCGTTGGCGCTATTCTCATGTTTTTATTAGCCTTTATTGCAATTACAATGGCATAGGGGAGCAAAATCCTATAAAGAGGTTCTAGAATTATAAATGAAATTCTTATGACATTGTATGACGATGAGGTCTGGCCTCTAATAGAGGATGATGATCTTTGGATTTTTGACAAGTTGATACTATCACGTAAATTGGGAAATGTGTGTGGTCCTACTGGCGTACCAGTACCCAGCCCCAATCGGTATGTTGTCCGACCATGTGTCAATCTCATGGGGATGAGCAAGGGTGTTAGTATCGAGCACATTGACAACAGTACAGACCATCTTCCGGCAGGATACTTTTGGCAAGAAGTATTTGAGGGTAGACACTTATCAGTGGATTATAAAGACGGTCATCAGATCTTATGCACACAAGGATTCAGCAACACCGAAGATGTCACCAAATTCGATCGTTGGGTTGTTACTGATGATACACCGAATCTCCCTGATCTGATTAAGGACATTGTTGTTAAATATCCTACAGTGAACATTGAGATGATCGGTGGTAAGATTATCGAGGTTCATTTAAGAGGTAACTCAGACTTTGTCGATGGTGCCACAGAGATCATCCCGTTGTGGAAACGTGAGGGGTATACATTCGTTGATGATCCTGATGGAGATCGGATCGGATTCTTTAAAAAATATTAATACTAATGTAGTACTTGCAAAGTGTAGGAAACTACTGTATAATAGCATTATTGACACTTGAAATATACTCATGATTATACTTGACTACAACCAAATCGCTCTAAGCAACGTTATCGTACAAAAACTCGGCGAAGAAGACATGATTCGTCACATGATCCTCAACTCCATTAGATTATACAATAAGAAATTCGGGCCTGAGTACGGTCAGGTTGTTATTGCATCTGATGGTAAAAACAGTTGGCGTCGTGATGTGTTCCCGCAGTACAAAGGCGTTCGTAAGAAGAACCGTGATGCTTCTGCAACAGACTGGGGTGAGATCTTCCGCATCATGGATACGGTTCGCAATGAACTTAGAGACTATTCCCACTACAAAGTACTAAACCTTGATGGATGTGAGGGTGATGATATCATCGGCGCATTGGTAGAAAATACACAAGAGTTCGGTCAGCATGAACCAGTCATGATCGTGTCATCAGACACTGACTTTGTTCAGTTACATCGATATGACAATGTGAAACAATACTCCCCAATCCAAAAGAAATTTGTAACACAGAAGAACCCCAAGGCGTACTTCTTTGAGCATCTCATTCGAGGAGACTCTGGTGACGGTGTGCCTAACATTCTATCAGGCGATAATGTTCTAATGGATGGTATTCGCCAGAAACCTATCAGTGTAAAGAAACTTGATGAATGGATCCGTCATGCAGAAGACCTCAAATCAGTTATGCCTGAAGATGTCTATCGTAATTTTCAACGCAATAAGAAATTGATCGACTTGTCAGAAATGCCAAATGATATCAAGGAGAAAATTATAAATACATATGAAACTTACAAACTTCCACATAAAACGAGGTTTATGAGTTATCTAATCAACAAACGTTGTAAATTACTAATCGAATGTATAGAGGAATTCTATTAAATGGCAAAACTATTAACGATCCATGAGATTCTTACTCTGGTTCAAGAAGCACCCAATAAAGAAGCTAGGGTTGCTCTAATTAAGAAACATAATACGTTAGCCCTAAGAGACGTATTGAAAGGTGGTCTTGATGACAGTATCACTTGGATATTGCCTGCAGGAGCACCTCCATATCGCAAAGAGAACAAACAACCAGTCGGATTATCTCCGTCTACCTTATACAGACAGAGTCCTCGTCTACGATACTTTATCACAGGGGGTCCTGGAGAACGCTTAACTGCAGCTAAGCGTGAAAAACTTTTCATCGAAATCTTAGAGTCTATCCACCCATCGGAAGCAGAACTATTGATTGCGATGAAAGACAAACAACTGAAGAAGTTGTATCCGTGCCTAACCAAGTTATTGGTGAAGGCAGTTTTTCCCAATCTAATTGTGAAATAATTATAGGAGGGCAGGAAATACTATTCGTTATGAAAGTTTATTAACTCGAGAACAGGAGAACCTATGCCAAGAAGTCAAGTTGAAAGATTACGTCGCGATTCGAAAGAATTAACACATTATATCCAAAGGCTGAAGAAAGAAGGCAATCAACAGAAGGTTTATACAATGCTTAAAAAACGTGATTTTATCGAGAGACAATTATCTGACATGGAGGAGTATTCCTAAAAGCAATTGACTATTGCAAAGATCCTCGGGATGTGGTATAATATGCTATATTCCGAGGTTTCTTCCCTACACACTACATCATGAACATATTTTACTTAGACCCCCATCCCAAGCAATGTGCTGAACACCATTGCGACAAACATGTAGTCAAGATGATTCTTGAATACGCTCAACTACTGTCTACTGCTCATCGTGTACTCGATGGTGAACAGTCAACCGCACTGACCGCATCTGGTCGCAAACAAAAAGTCTGGAAACTAGAAGATCCTTCACTTGATGCTGCTTTGTATAAAGCGACTCATATGAATCATCCTTCTGCTGTATGGGCGCGACAGTCATACAAGAACTATGTACATCTGCATCAATTGTTCTATTACTTGTGTAAAGAGTATACCAATCGATATGGTAAAGTTCATGCCACCGAAAGATTAATGAGCGATTTGTATGCTCCTCCAGTCAATATCGATACTAAATCACCTTTCACAGATCCACCTCCTGCTATGCCAGACTACTGTAAGGTTCCGGGAAATTCTGTAGAGTCTTATCGCAAGTACTACATATATGAAAAGGCACGTTTTGCCAAATGGAAAACCAAAGAACCTCAATGGTTCGTAGAAGGATTAGCTAATGCCGATGTATAATTACCGTTGCAGCTCATGTGATGCAACATTTGATAAATTGAAAAAGATCAGCGAACGCATGTGCGTAGAGAATGATCCGTGTCCTACATGTCTCACCGAGAATACCGTTAAGTATGAAATGAGTTCTCCTATGATCGTATCTAACGTAGGTAGTCTATTAGGTATGACCGATGGTGGATGGAAAGAGACCCTAAGTAAAATCAAGTCGGCGAATGTAATTAACAATATTAAAACATGAAAAAAGATCAACAATCTGTACTTACTACTGCTAAACCAACTAAGCTTCGCTTAGAGCACCTTGCATCTCTGGAACCCATTACCGATAACCAGAGAGTGGTATTCGATTTCTTTAAGAAAGAATACCACATGGTACTATCAGGATCTGCGGGTTCTGGTAAAACTTTCTTGTCTATGGCTCTTGCATTAGAACAAGTGTTGAATAAAGAATCTCCGTTTGATAAATTGATCATTGTACGTTCTGTAGTACCAACACGAGATATTGGATTTCTTCCCGGAACTAAAGAAGAAAAGGAAGACGTCTACACACAACCATATATCTCAATCGCTCACGAATTGTTTGAAGACAAGGGTGCATATGAGAAATTGGTTACTCAAGGTGCGTTGCAGTTCTTAACGACATCATACATTCGTGGTACAACTTTACGAAATGCTATCGTCCTTGTTGACGAGATGCAGAATTTGAACTTCCACGAATTAGATTCGGTCATCACTCGAGTGGGAGAGAACTGTCGATTTATTATGTGTGGGGATTACTATCAAACCGACTTCGAAAAGAAGGGTGATAAAGATGGTATCATTAAGTTCTTGAACATTCTAGATAATATGAAACGGTTCAAGCATGTAGAGTTTACATGGAAAGACATTGTTCGTTCTGACCTTGTAAGAGAGTATATTGTAACTAAGGAGATGTTGGAAAGCAACAGCTAAGATATGGCTAAATTTAAGAGATTTGAAGAAGGAAAATCGCCGAAGGTGCGTGAACGCCGGCGAGAAGACTTTGATAAGTTCGAGTCGGTCGCCAGGCGTACCACTAAGAAAGATAAACAAATTTATAATGAAGACGGCACTAGTCGTCGTGGGCGAAAGAACTATTTTGACGAATCAGAAGATATTTGAACATCAACCGATTGATCTTGGTTATGATGATCTTATTACAGAGAACAGTGGTGGTGGGCGTAAGTACGTAACTCCTAATGGAGATAAACTTCCTTCTATCACAACTGTACTAAGTATTCTCAGTGAGGACTCTATTCGTGAATGGAGGAATCGTGTAGGTGCTGAAGAAGCTAATAAGATATCTACTCGAGCATCTCGTAGGGGTACAGCGGTACATACGATATGTGAGAACTATGTCAACAACGACCCTGATTATAAGAAGGGCTTGATGCCTGATGTTCTAGCTACATTCAACACTATTAAACCTATACTAGATGAAAGAATTGGAATTGTATATGGACAAGAATTACCTCTATACTCTGAGTACCTTGGCATCGCCGGACGTGTGGACTGCGTGGCTCAGTTCGACGGTGTGCGTTCTATTATCGACTATAAGACAAGTCGCAGGGTAAAGACTGCTGACAAGATTCACAGTTACTTCATGCAGGAAGCTGCATATGCTGTTATGTGGGAGGAGCGAACTGGACTCCCTATTACTAATCTGGTAACAATTATTGCAGTAGATGATAATGATCCACTGGTGTTCAAAGAGCATCGTGATAATTGGATTCCAGAACTACAAAAAACCATCGCTGAATATAAACGGCGCAAACTATTCTTTGGAGCATAAGATGGATATTATTGAATTACTAAAAAGTTCGCAACAATCTCAGAAAGATTCATTCGTTGGACGCCCCATTGGGCATGTTCATGAGTTCTACTTGTCTGGTGAAATTATAAGCGCAGATAACTACACCGAATGGTTTGATACTATTCGTCATGCTGGTGAGAGTGATGTAGTTAAGATCTACATCAATAGTCCAGGAGGTGATCTATTCACGGCAATCCAATTTATGCGTGTACTCGCTGAGACAGAAGCAACAGTTATTGCATCTGTTGAGGGTGCATGTATGTCTGCCGCAACAATGATCTTCCTATGTGCTGAGCAGTTCGAGGTCACGCCGCACTCTATGTTTATGTTCCATAACTACTCAGGTGGCACGTTCGGTAAGGGTGGAGAAATGATCGACCAACTGCAACATGAGCGTAAGTGGTCTGAGGGTCTATTACGTGAGGTGTATGCAGACTTCTTGAGTGAGGAAGAAATCACCTCTATTCTGGATAACCGAGATATTTGGTTAGACGGCAAAGAGATCCTTGCACGATTGACCAATAAAGTTGCGACTGCAAAGGCGAAATGGGAAGCTGCTCAAGCAGATGCTATTGCTGCTGAAGTCTCCCCTGAGGAGAAGATTTCTCCTGCGAAGAAGACAAATGTTGCAAAAAAACAACGAAATAATACTAAAAAATAAGAGGTTTCGGCTTGTAAACTCTCTTGGTCTATGGTATACTAGTATCATAGATTGAGAGGAAATAAGAATAAATTATGAAAAAAGTGTATACTGATCCCCGAAAAGTAATCCTAACTGATTGTGATGGTGTCCTACTTGATTGGGAATATAGTTTCAAAGTCTGGATGTT